CAGCTTCGATGCTCTGGATCAGATTCGCAGGAAGCTTGGGGATGTGGTAAAGAATCGTGATGTGGAAGGATTTTCCACCCTCACGCATCAGCAAGCATCTGACCTGTATGCAAGGATCAGCAAGATCCAAGAGGAGTTTGTGGGAACCCGACCCGATGGCACGAACATTCAGAAAGAACTGCAGGAAGGTTATGCTGGAGCAAGTGGTGAACTGGCTAAATTCGAAACGAGGCTTGGCAAGAAAGCTACTGCACTCGATCGTGTCAACATGGAACAGTTCGCAGGGGATGCAAAAAGCCTACCGAAGAATGCTTTTCAGTCGCAGCAGAGCGTCCGCGATCTGAAGGAGCTGGTTGGGAACCCCGAGCAGGTCAATCGAATGGCAGGAGATTATGCCGCGCGGAGCCTGCAGGGGCAGGATGCGAAGCAGGTAGGCAAGTGGCTGCGGGAGAATCGAGATTGGACGAGGGAGATTCCGGGGCTGACGGAGAGGGTGCAGGGGTATCAGCAGAAGCTGGAGCAGATTGAGCGGGTGAATCAGAAGCTCGGGCAGAGGGCGAAGGGGCTGACAGGGGCTGCGGCGGAGGTTCGTCCGGCGGCTGAGGCCGCAGCAGCGAAGGAGATGGCTGCAGGGACTTCTCGCGCGGCAGAGATAGCCCGTGGGAGTGTGGATGTGCAGAAGAGGCTGCAGGAGACTGCACAGAAGGAGGTGCAGCAGCTGGTGACGGAGAGGTTTGCACCGAGTCAGAAGCTGCAGGGCATTCTACAGAGTGCGGAGGCCCCAGGAGCGGTGAGGAAATTGCTGCTGGAAGGCTCGCCGGAGCAGACCCGGCTGGCTGCTAAGCATTTGAGTGCAGCTCCTGGTGGGCAGCAGGTGCTTGAGGGGAGTGTGCGCGAGGTGTTGAGTGGGCTGAGCGAAGGGCAGTTGAAGCAGAAGTGGAGCGAGCAGGTGCTGCCCATGCTCACGGAGGGGAAAATGCTCCCGCCGGAGAGGCTGAAAGCACTGCAGGGGGATGTGGAGCGCGTGCTGCGGGCGTACAAGGGACCGGAGAAGGTGAAGCTGGTGCAAATGTACGTGGCGGCAGCCCTGGGGGAGAGCGCGGGGAGGGCGAGGCGGGCGGTGGAAGGGTACTGATGGGGGTTTCTGGCCGCGATTAATAATTATTAAATGCGGCCAGAAATTGCTATATAACGGAAAGTCATATGCCCGGTGCGCTACTACGGCCTCCGGGCATATGACTTTTGGGCTATATAACCGAATCCGGTGGTGCGCTCGGGGCTATATAACAAAAATGTATAGTTCCTAAATGGGGAGGGAGAGAAATTGAGGGGGTCGCCGTGATAGACTATGAGCGACGAGCAGCAGCGAGGAGCAGCTTTTAATTATAGCGCGGAGCACTCTAGCTTGGGGGTCGATGTTGTGGGGGGCGTAGTCTCGTGTAATGCGAGCGCAGGCGTCGAATTAATTTCTGGCGGCAATTAATAATTATTAATCGCGGGCAATTATTCCCCTCCCTCAGCCCCTGCTGTTGTAACCTTGCGGGCCTGATGCTACTGTTCACCGGAATCGTTATTGTGTTTCCCGCCTGCAAATAAGCGGTTCGAGCTAGTGTGATTGTGTTTCCCGCCTGCCTCCGGCAGGAGTTCCCTCGTGGGGTGAGTGATGAGCGGATCGAACATTCTGGTCAGTGGTACTGGTATCGAACTCCCCCCGATGATCGGGGATTTGTACGTCCCCGTTACACTGAACAGCGCTGCGGGGACGACACCACAGCTGATGGTTACTGGTGCTCCTGGGTATCTGCTCACTCGGCTGTTTGTGGAAGTTGATGCCAGCTGCACCGTCTCCGGTGGGGGGATGGTGTCGATCAACTTCACCGACACGGGGTCGGGATTGAGCGTCAGTCAGTATCGAGTCTATATCCCTGCGACGTTCACCGCGCCTACCGTGCCGACGGGCCCGCAATTGGCATCAACAGGTACGGGCTATTGGTTCCGTGCTCGCACGCCGGGGAGCACACTGACCGTCTCGCTGAATATGGCCCTCACTGCGGGCACGATCCGGGTCGCAGCCAACTACGCCCTCACCACAATCGATTCCTGACCACTTGCATGAATATCCTGCTCATCGATTCCACTTCCTGCATGCTGGACTTCGCTATGCGCTGTGAGGCACAGGGCCACTCCGTCCGCACGTTTATGGGACCGCTCAAGAATGGTGACCGGTCGACCATTGGTGATGGGCTGATCGAGAAGGTTGCTGATTGGAAGCCCAGCATGCAGTGGGCTGATCTGATTGTGCTGAGCGACAATTGCAAGTACATGCAGCAGCTGGAAGGCTACCGCAATCGCGGTTTTCCAATCTTCGGGCCGAATCTGGAAGTCACTTCCTGGGAATTGGATCGGAACGTGGGCGCGGCTGTTCTGGAAGAATGTGGGATCGAGTGCCTGCCTAGCATCCCCTTCAAGAGATTCGACGAAGCTATTGCCTATCAGGCCGCTCACCGCGACACGAGATTCGTGTGCAAGCCTTGCGCTGACGTGGACAAGTCCCTCTCCTATGTTTCGAAGTCCCACAAGGATATGAGCTTCATGCTCAGTCATTGGAAGCGTACGATCCCGAAGCCCCCTCCGTTCATTTTCCAGGAGTTTTGTCCTGGGATTGAGGTTGCTGTTGGCGGCTGGTTCGGACGTGACGGGTTTGCTTCCCATTTCCTCGAAAATTTCGAGTTCAAGAAGCTCATGAACGATGAGCGTGGGCCGAATACAGGGGAAATGGGCACGGCAATGAAGTACGTAACCGCAGAAGAGTCTCGACTTGCGCGGGAGTTGCTGCTGCCGCTCACTCCGAAACTTCTGCGCAGTGGCTACACCGGCTATATCGATGTGGCCGTGATGGTCGGTACTGAAGGCGAACGCAAGGGTTGCCTGAACCCGCTGGAGTTTACTTCCCGTCCTGGTTGGCCTCTGTTCAACATCCAGCAGGTACTCCACGGTGATGTGGCGAATTGGATGAAGGATCTGCTGGAAGGTCGAGACACGTTTACTCCGCGAAAAGAAACTGCCCTTGGCGTGGTACTTGCCATGCCTGATTTCCCGTATGGGAATAAGACACCTGAGGAGCTGTCAGGGTTCCCAATTTGGGGTGTTGACGAGAGCAACAGGTACTTCTTTCACCCCTGCGAAATGAAACTCGGCAACGGGATCGGAGAGAACGGGTCTGCTGAGCCTATGCTGGTCAGTGCCGGAAACTACCTTGCTGTTGCAACTGGCCTCGGTCGTACAGTCGAAGAGGCCAAATCCGCTGCCTATGATGTTGTCGATCAGCTCGAAATCCCCAACTCTGCTATCTACCGGACTGACATCGGCTGCCGATTGGAAAAACAACTTCCAATTTTGCAGAAGCATGGTTATTGTGATTCGTGGGAGTACTGATGACTCAGCCACTTCCTCCTGTCCCTCCTGTAGGAAAAGATGGTACATCTGCACATGCATGGCAGCGGTGGTTCCTGCAGTTACGCGACACTGCGCAAGCATCTGCAAATGCAGCTGTAAATTCAGGTAGATACCAAGAGTCGACAGGTGTTGGTACTGCTCTGACCACCACCACCATCACCCCGATTGCGTCTTTGGTTCTCCCTGCGGGGGATTGGGATGTGAGCGGTGTTGTGCAGTTTCAGATGGGTAGCGGGGCTCAGTGTAGTGAGTTGATGTGCGGTACTAGCTCCAGCAGCTCGGCATTTGGTGCTGTCCCAGGCTCTCGTGTGCTTCAGAGATCGAGTGTGAACACCGTGGGATGGGCGCAACTTTCTCCTGAGATCGCTGTCCCCACGGTGCGGTACAATCTCTCTTCCCCCTCTACTGTTTACCTACTGGCCTACGCTGCTTTTGCTGTTGCGGGTATTACCGCTGTAGGAAACATCCGAGCGAGAAGTTTCTCTTAATTTCTGTATTGTTTTGTGGGGGTAGCATGGGTCAAGGCAGAGCAGACTATTTCCGCAATGGTGCGTGGAATTTCTTCTGCGACCTGTGCGGGGCAAAGGTTAAATCGACCGAAGCTATGAAGACATGGCAAGGTCTGTATGTCTGCAAGCATCACAAGGAAGTGCGCAACCCACAAGATTTCCTACGTGGTGTGAAGGATGACCAGACAGTGCCATGGTCGAGACCAGAAAAAGTCCCTGAGACTTGGGTGCCAGCTCCTTCTCAGTGCACACTCCGAGGGAAGAATGCGATTCCTTCGTGGGCTGTACCTGGATGCGCTCTGCCCACATACTACAATCCAGCTTTCTTGCCAAGCTCTCCTGAAGCAGGTAGACCTAACTGCACACTAGAAGGGGTCAATGGACTTCCATCTTGGGCAGTACCTGGATGTGCGTTCCCTTCCTACAACAATCTTGAAATCGGGGATCATCCACTTGTCCCGAATACTATAAACTACCCAAGTCGCTCTCCTATTGACACTGTGATTGGCATTATCTGAGGACACTTTTATGACTATTCCGAATTTCATTGATTATAGCCCTGAGACCCCTATCACGGCGTCTTGGCTGAATCAAGTTTCCAACCTGAATTGGGGGGTGATGGGGGGAGATTCGCAGGCAATCCCTACCACTGTTGCTCAACTGTTGGCAAACCTCGGCATTCCTTCCCTGATTCAAGGTGGCTCGACTCAATGGCTGACTTCGGTATCGGGAACTGATACTATCACGGCTGTGGGCAATCCCACGGTAGCTTCGTATTCGGCGGGGCAGGTATTTCGATTCGTCGCTGTTGGGACGAACACCACGAACGCGCCGACATTAAACGTGGATGGTATTGGGGCAGTGAACCTCGTACAGCTTGGAGGGTCTTCGATTCTGCCTGGAAGCATCCTGAGCGGATACGTGGTAACTGCTGTCTACGATGGCGCTCAGTTTCAGGCAATTTTCCCCACTGCCACTAAAGACATTCAGACTGTCTCTGCGTCCGTTGCATCGAATGCGCTCACTGTTGGATACACTGCTATTGGGGCTTTGCAGTTCAGAAATGGCTCCCTCCCAAATGGGGCCTTGTCTAAGGTTGGCCTTGCTTCGCCCTTGTCCTTGACAGTCCCGTCAGGGGCAACACTGGGAACGGCTTCGGGAACGGCTGCCACGCTCATGTTGCTGGTTGCTTACAACGGAGGGGCTCCTGTCCTTTGTATCGCGAACCTCAGCGGTGGTTTGGACTTTTCCGAAACTGGCCTTATCAGCCCGACGACGATTAGCGGCAGTTCGAATAGCGCTAGTACGGTCTATTCGGAATCGGCGGTTAGTGCGAATAGCCCGTATCGAGTGGTAGGCTATGTGACGATTATGGAGGCTACGGCGGGCACATGGGCCACGTCCCCCACGCTCGTGCAGGGTATTGGAGGTCTTGCGGGCATCACGAGTATTGTGGCAGCGTCGACTGCAGCCGCGAATGCCCCAATCAACAATACTGGAGCAGTGTCTGATGTCCCTCTGGCCTTAGGTCAGGAAGCTTACATTGACATCGCAGCTGCATCGAGCGTGCCACTGCATATCGCCACGGCGGATCTCCAGCAGTACGAGATCCGCTTCATGCTCAATGGCGCATCGGGTGCATCGAACGGTAACGTGCTGCTGTTGCCGAACAACGGGTCGATCACCAACATGTTCTTCGGGCAGGTGCTGGACGGCGTCAACACGGCGGCCCAGGCCAGCAGCGGGTTTTTTAATGGCTTTCTCGCGTCCTTCGGAGATGTCGCGCAAGGCGTCATAAATGTGATCACGCGCACCGCCGCGAAGACGATTCTCGGCGCATCCGGAAGCTACATCAGCGCATCCGGGTTCTACCTGTACCACACGTTTTCTCGATGGCTTGGTACGGCATCAAGTTCCACCACTACCGACACGACGACCGCGTGGACGTCGCTCGGTACGCTCGCGTTTTCGAACGCGAGCACCGGTCGCATCATCATTCGCCGCATCGCATAAGGAGCATTTATGGACTACTTTAAACTTACTGATGGGAATGTGAGGGGACTGGATAATGGGAATGCTGCCCCAGAAGGGGCGGTTCCCCTCACCGCAGAGCAATTTTCCGCTATTGCTGCCACCCAGGTTCTCACTTTAGCCGAAGTGAAAACGGCAAAGATCTCTGAACTGACTGGAGATTGCCGAGAAGCCATTATTTCTGGGTTCTCTTCCAGTGCGCTCGGACAAAGTTTCCTCTACCCATCAGACCCGACTACGCAGAGCAATCAGAGTATGATCGCTAACGCCCCGTCTGGTGGAGATCTTTGGTGCTCATCCAGTACAACTGCACTTACTCCGCATACCCAAGCACAAGCGCAGCAAGTTTGTGGGGATTTTGTGAGGTGGCTGAATGCGTGTCAGGCGCAACTTACAAGCTTGATTGCGCAGGTTACAGCTGTTGTAGAAAGCAGTCCAACGGCTGCCGAGGATGTTCGGGGTATCTCTTGGATATCCCCGAAATAATAGAGTCTCACATAACAGACCAATAGACAGTGAAGACGGGGCTAACTGATGCAAGAATACGAGAAGTCTATTTTGGGATTAGCCATAATGGGCGCGTTTATAGGTGTCGCTAAACTGTTGACCAGTAGCGAGCAGTTAACCTTCCGGGTAATTCTCGGTCGGGCAATTCTCGGGTCTGCTACGAGCATGATTGCCGGTGTGGCGCTGATTCAGGTGCCAAACATCCCACAGCTGGCATTGCTGGCAATTGGGAGTGGGTTGGGGATCATTGGGCAGCAGTATATTGAGAGGATGCTGAGGAACAAAGCAGAGCAGATCCTCAAGTTGAGGGGAGGAAAGCATGGCAAATTTTGACGCGTGCTGGCAGGTGCTGCTGCAGAATGAGGGAGGGTTTACCGTAGACAATGGGGGGCCGACTCAATATGGCATCACCCAATCCACGGCTGCACGGCATGGTTATATCGGGCCGATGCAGCAGTTGCCTCTTGCAACCGCTCGGCAGATTGCAATTCAGGAGTACTGGCTGCCGTACAGTTGCGATCAATTGCCTGGATGGGCTGCGGATCAGATTCTTGATGCAGCTTACAATGGGGGGAAACCGGCGCAATGGGCACAACAAGTGGCAGGGGTGACTGTTGATGGGCAAATCGGTCCGAAAACGATTGCTGCAATCAGTGCAATGAACCCTTGGCAGTTCGTCGCACTGTTTAATGCCCTACGATTGAATTACCTTGCATCTCTCAACCAGCCAGCCTATGCTAACGGTCGCATGAACAGAATCGCCAATCAACTACGTCAAGGAGGTTTGCAATGAGCAGCAACAGCATCCCGTCTTCAGGATTCAAGTCGTCGGAGTTTGCGGCAACAGCAGTGTCGGTGATTGGATTCGCAAGTGGCCTGATCCCGCAGCAGGACACACCGCTGATTGCAGCCGTGATCGGTGTGTACGTGGCAGCCCGCACGCTGCTGAAAGTGGTGCATGCTCTTGGCTATGCCAAGCAGGTGCCTGATCTCCCTGAAGTCCCCGCCGCGCTGACGGCTAAGGAGGCAAAATGAAGAAGCTGCTGGTGGTAGTGGCAATGGTGTGTGCGGTTGCCGGGTGTGCATCGATTCCGGCCCCGCAATCGACCTCGCAAACGCTGGCGTACAGCTACGGCACGGTTGCGGCGGTGCGGGAGTCGGCGGCAGCGGCTCTGCGATCGGGTGTGATTACGGTTGCGAAGGCGCAGCAGGTGCTGGATCTGACGGACAAGGCACGAGCCGCACTGGACGATGCGGAGAAGCTGAACAGCAATCAGATTGGCGCGCAATCACCTGGGCTGGCAGAGGATCTGCAATTGGTGGCGACGCTGCTGCAGCAGGCAAAAGCACTCGTTCCGGCCAAATAATCGGAGGCAATCATGCCGCTGAAGAAGGGCAGTTCCAAGGAAACAGTCTCGAAGAACATCAAGACCGAAATGAAGGCGGGCAAACCGCAGAAACAGGCAGTGGCGATTGCACTGAGCAAGGCAGGCAAGAGCCACAAACAGAAAGGGAAACGGAAATGAACATCGCACAGGCACTGGCACTGCTCATGCAGGCAACGGCAACAGCAGCACAGTTGATTCAACAGACTCAGGTGATTGGGCAGATCGTGGCAACGGCCCAATCGCAGGGGCGGTCGGAGTTGACGGCGGATGAGCTGGCTCAAGTTCAGCAAATCGACAACTCGGCTCGGCAGTTGCTGGTGCAGCAAATTACTGCGGCATTGCAAAAGTGAATTTTTGACGGCAATTAATAATTATTAATCGCGGTTGGAAAAGAGAACCCCGCCTGAGAGCGGGGTTTTTTGTAAGTAATTGATGACGTGCGGTGGGTTAGTTGTCGAGGTAGGGGTGTTGGTACTCCACCCGTCCCGGCAACCCGGTGGTGGTGTGGAATTCAATGCCGCCCACGGTCGGTGCTCCACCGAGGGTAATAGCCTCATCGAGTGCCATCACATCAGGAATGACCCGCTTGCGCCGCACATCTTCCCACTTCAGGGGAAGTTTCCCCATGAGCGTCCAACGTGTTTGAAAGAGCCCGTCGAAATTGTCGAGAGGATCGGTTTCGGATGAGCAGGCGATGTTCACTGCGTGGACGGAGCCATCAGCCATGCAGACGAAGAAAAAGAAGATGTTCATTAGTCACCCCACAATTAGGCTCTTACCAGAAAGCCTGTCCTCAACTAACTTGGCGTACCCAATAATGTCATGCCAATTATCAATATAGTCAGGATCTCCATTCAGCATCCGGGCAATCTTATCGGCAATAACCTCCAGAGCTTGCTTTTGGTCAGCTGCCAAATTGCCCCATCCAGGGGTGCCGCATATTGCAGCCTTAATATTTTGGCAAATGGTTGCATGGTCGATGAATCGCCCATATCTCAAACCACGTTCCTCAAGAGTCTTTTCAATGTCCATTAGTCACAATCTCCCCAAGAGTTAGCACTACTCACAACACCAACAGGAATGTACAGCGGATCGTCGTATGGAATCGCAATGGTTGCGTGTTCCTGAATACCTTTCAGCATTTCCTCCTTTTTGTGGAGGGGGAATTGCCCTGCGAGGGAGTCATGCACCTGCAGGAGAATCTCCACTTCGGGCATGTTGTCATCAATCGCAACATAGGCACGGTTAATCAGGCACGCAACCGTACTCTGCGGAATCCAGGCAACCGCTTGATTGAAGATCGTGCCTTCAATTTTGTCAAAGAAGTAATTGCGATAACCGAATGCGTTCTCAACGTAGCGACGACTAGACACCTGCTTCTTGACGTTCTCCTGCCATTTGCGGATCTCAGGGGCTAGTTCAAAGTACCACTTCTGAATACGCTCAGTTTCGTGGACGTTCAGCCCAATACGCGGTGCAATGCCGTCCGCCGTGCCGAGATAGTTAGTCCCGTGGCACAGGCTCTTAAACATTGCATACTCGCGTGGGTGCGAGTTTTTGGTCATGGTGTTGTCGTGGTAGTACTCACGCATAACTTCCACGTAGGGCTTGCGACCGTTCTTGAAATGCTCCTTCATCCACGCACAATCACTCTCCCACGTCACGATCCGCAGGTCAGCACTATCGAGGTCGATGTCAAAAAATCCCATCCCCTCGTCAGGAATGAACAGTTTCCGAATGTTCGGGAGTTCGAGACCATCGTCCTCAGTCTCCCCGCCCTTCGGAATGTTCTGCATGTTCATTCCAGTGTCAAAGGCGTTCTTCGAGGATGCGAATCGATAGGTTTCCGTTCCGCACAAGTTAAATGTGCACCGCATACGGCCGTCTCGATCAAGCGGTGCGAGTACGAACGTAGAATGGAACACGCCAAGGCTTCGAAGTTCGGCAATCTTGCGGGTAATTGGAAGTAGGATCGGCTCACGAGCAGCAATCGTACGTAGGGCGGCATCATTGGTTGTTACACTACCTGTCTTGCGATCCATCAGGGGCTTGAGACCCATCTGGCGGTAAAAGAAATCCTGGAGCTGCTTGGGGGAGCGGATGTTTAGTTCATAGCCGAGGACGTCACGCATCCATTGCACACGCTTGCCAGCCTCTTCCATGAGCTGCATGGAAAATTCCCCACGCAACTTGTTGTTCACACGAACACCGCGAATCATGGTTTTGAGGACTTTGGGGCGGAGGGTGGACTGGAAGTCATAGACTGTCTCCAAGCCCATGCCCTTGAGAACACCTTTCAGGACGTTATTGATGGCATAAGTACGCACGGCATCGGTGCAATTGTACCGCCAGTACTGCATTTCCCCTTCGCCATCCTGCCCCTCCTCCCAATTCACCCGATCGTCCTTCCAGTACAGGTGGTCTTCGCAATACATCGAAGAGAGGAACGCGAGATTTTTGGGGAGATTGCTGAATGCCGAGTGCTGACGGATCATCGTGTCGTCAACGTGGTCGAACAGGAACCCCCAATGTCGGAAAATATACTGGGCATCATAGTTCCAGTTCTGGCCAATCAATTGCACGTACTTGGCAAGCTGTCGGATGAGGTAAACGAATTCAGCTTCCTGCTCAGTTTCCCAAAACCCCTCGGGGGAGTTGGTTTTCATGAACTGGATGCACAATGCTTCGGTGTTCGACCAGCCGAAGGCAATGCAGGAAATGTGGCCCTTGCGGGTTTCGATGTCGCCGGAGACTTCCAGACGGGTGTCGAAGGTTTCGAGGTGCGTGCGTGCGGAAGTGATGAGGGATTCCAACTGATTGCGTACCGATTGGAACTGCTCATCCGAATTATTGACCGCTATTAAAAATTTATAATCGCGGGTAAAAAGTCCCGGAGTCAGGCTGTTCCGCAGCACCCTCTTCAAATCATGTACGATCCATGGCCGCTTCGCCCACTGCACATGCACGAGGTTGAAAGAGAGTGTTGGGATTACCTTGATCCCCTCGACCAGCACGCTATCCATGATGGACGAGCGCCATGAGTGGGAGGAGGTTTGTCCTGTGAGCGCCCACAACGCCACATCACCGGAGACGCAGATCACATTGGGGCGGGTTTGCTCAATCTCCCGACGCAACTCCATCGCGGCATCGTAGAGTTCGGGGAGAACATGCTCTCCCTGGAAAAAGATGTGCTGCGGGGTGATTTCCTTCTTCGTAGTCGCAATCAGCTTCGTGCCGGGGAACACGCGGGTTTTCATCACCGTGGTCAAATAGCAGTCATCACGGCGAATGCCTGCCTCTTGCAGCATCTTGGTGAATTCAAACCCCACCCCACCGATGAACGGCTCGCCTTTGCGAAGGTCAGCCTCATGCGGCCATTCACCGACGATCATGATTTTGGGGTGAAGTGGGCCAACACCTTTGATTCTGAGCAGTGCCATTAAATTGAGCCTATGTGTATGTGGTGCGGAGAGTGTAGTTGATGGTGGTGCAGTGTGCTATCGTTTTTCTCGGCTCGATTGCATTGCGTTTCGGATTACCTTGATGGTGAGGTTAGAGAGAAACCATAGTTGGGAATTCCACGGACGAATAGGCTGATTAGACTCTCCGAATACGCAGCCATCACTAAGCCATGGATACAGCCTTTGCCCATTGCTCTCCATGCTACCTCCCAAGGGTTTTGAGTTCTGCCATCAGACTTTGGCCCTGAGCTTGCTGCTCAGGTGTCACCAGACCTTCGAGTCGTTGCAGGCACAAAGCATAGTATTCAGGATTCATTTCAATCCCCACTGCCTTGACCTTCATTGCATGTGCTGCAGGGAAGATCGTGCCGCTGCCAGCGAACGAATCCAGTACAACGTCACCAGGCTTCACGCTGCGCTTCAGCAGGTCAATATACAATGCGACAGGCTTCTGCGCACCGTGCTTCATGTTCGGATCGGCCATCGTCGTGATGACATCAGGATAGATGCCGGTGGTTTTCTTCTTGCCCTTGACTGCGTAGAGGATCATTTCCCACTGACGGCGTGGGCCGTGGTCGGGATGGGGGACGCGGCCACTGTTGGGCTTAGTGCAAATAAAGGGAGTACGCGTGACCCACCAACCTGCCTGTTGCATCATCTTCTTGAGTTCGTGGAAGTTGTCGATGTCGCAGAACACATAGGCGTGGGCTTCGGATTTGGCAACGCGATAGGCGAGGGCACACCAGTCGTGCATGAGAGCTTTCCAAGACTCATAGTCGTCCTTGTAGTGGTGCTCACTGTTAGCGAGTTTCCCACCACCGTCACCGAACTGATCTGCACCCATGCCGTAAGGTGGATCGGTGAGGATGACGTCGAATTGACCTTCAGGCTGCACACGCATCCACGAGAGGCAATTGGTGTTGTGAGCTTCGTGAATTGCTTTGGTGAAGGTCTTGCCAACGGTTTGGGCGAGCTGCACGTTTTTGGCGGTTTCCTCTTGCTTCTTCAGAATCTTGAATGCCTCATCCGCTGTTTTCGCCTTTGCCACTTCGGGAACGTGGAGGAACTTTGCAACCACAAGATCCTTGCGAACGGCATTTTGATAGCCCCCATCAGTCCGCCCCTTAACTTCCGCAGCGGTATCAGCAACCGTGTGAACTCGGCCTTCTGCCTGAGCTTGGCGAGACCGGAGAGAGTGGAGCCGCGCAGTTGCTGCCGCGTTCTCCTGCCAAGTGAGATCCTTGCGGTGGATGTTCTCTTCGAGTTCAGCTTCTTCTGCCTGCAACGGAGTGAGTTGGCCGAGAGTGACATAGGGGTAGTGCCCTTCAGGGATTTCCTGGCCGTTGAATTTGAGAGCGCCGCCGAGCATCCACATATCCTCGATTGCACGCATGCGCCGCTCGCCCGCGACGAGAACCATGTGGCCATCCCGCTCGCGCAACACGATCGGGTGCATCAACCCGCGTGCCTGAATGCCATGGGACAAATCGGCCAATGCAGTCGGGTCGAATTCCTGTCGCTGCCGGTTGGCATCAACCACAATGTCCTTTTTTGCGATGAGCTGAATGCCTGGAATGGCTTGTGTCATGTTGGTGTTCCTGTTTGGTGGTAGGGCTTCAGTGCAAAACCCCGCTCGGGGCGGGGCTGTTGCAAGGGTAGGGAGTATTCAGTTTTGTTGAGGTTGGAGGGGGTTCCGCCCACTGAGGCCTTCCTGCATTGGTGCAAATGCAGTCTGTTTTTTCTGGTACGGCATCCACTCCGCACCGCGGCCTTTGTACCCTTCTGGGAAACGGTCTTGGAACAACAACACTTCCTCAAATTTCCACGCATTGCCGCTGGCATCCAGCACATGCAGGTTGACGAGTTGAGTGTTGTGGACGTAGACGATTTGACCAACGAGCGGCTGGTCACGGTAGTCGATTCCCTCTTCCACGTCATCTTGTGACGGATAGAACCAAACGATTCTGCCAACGGTCGGATTGATGCTCATGATAAGTTTCCTTTGAGTTCCAGTGAGAACCGCCCACGAGGGGCGGCTGTTACAGAGAATGGGATGGTTATGCGAAGGCCGCGATTCGCTCTCCGAGAATGCGGGAGTAGTCACCCATGATGCTGGCCTGTACTGTGAGACGCTCTTTCTCCCTCTCGTCAAGGTTCGAGAAGGTCGGTGTGCCGAAGAAGGCGCTCAGCTTCGAGAGGCGATCATCAAGCTCGACCTTCTCCGAGACAACGCGCTGCTGATGTGGGGCGAAAGCACTCTCTGCGACCTTCTCGGCACGGTCGATATTGGGTTTGTTCATTTGAGGCTCCTATGCTGATTAGCGGTCCTTCATTCTCCGCAACAGTCGTCACGAGGGGCGGCTGTTGCTGAGGGTACTGAATACTGCTGATTACAGCTTCGTCACCGCGTTGACCTCGGCATACACCACTTCCGGGTCATTCGGGTTCGGGCGATGCCCGACCTTGATCTTCGCCATCAGGCCCTGCAGCATGGCGAACGAGAACTGCTCATCCGGATTGTTCTTGCCGACAGCTTCACGCAGACGGCCCAGGCCGATGTTCTTGCCTTCGCTCATGTCCAGACCACCGGTGTGGTCGAGGTCGAGCATGATGCCCTGACGGACGGAGACTTCTTCGCGGTTGGTTGCAGCCTTGGCGCCAGCATCTTCTACGAGCCACGTCACGTCGAGGGCAACACCGGTTTTGGTGCCGTCCTTGGATTGCCATTGACGAGCCGAGAGTTTGCTGATGATGCCCTGGTAGTCACCTTCCGGGCACGGGATGACCTTCGTGGAGTTTGCGCCGGTGAGGGAGGAGTTGAGGAACGAATCTGCGTCGAAGGACATGATGTGTTTTCTTGGTTCAGGTTGATGAGTGAGTGGTTTGGGTAGCCTCCACAACCGTTGTGGAGTGAGTGCATTGTGGAGGCTAGGTGCTAAGGGTGCAACAGGGTTTTGTGAAGTTTTTTAATGACCGCGATTAATAATTATTAATAGCGGGCAATTATTGGGAAAGGAAGGCCACAAGACCAATCCATGCGAATACGAGAGGAATCCAGAGAGGAGCCAAGATGAGCAACATCACCGCAACGGCGCACACTACCATCATTACTCGAAAAGTATCTCCCATCAGTTCACCTCCAACCGTTCTGGTAAATGATGTCGAGCTTCGCATTGCTGCAGATCCCGTGTTTCGAGCTGCACTGCCCTGCCCTCCCATTTGATATAAACAGGCAGGGCATCCGGGAATTCATCCAGCAGGGTTTTCAGTTCACCTACGGTCACAATGCACCCCCACGAGATTTCCACTTGTTGATAATCGGCCCGAAGTCCGGAGACAGGCCTGCTTGGATCGCCAAATTCCGGGTCTTCACATCGGCCTGCCCGTTACCAGTGTCCCAAGTAAACTTCGCGCCCTCGCGTACCGTGAGGATGACATCGCTAAACATGGGCGGAAGTTTCGGTGCGAGGGCCTTGCCGAGTGTGCTGACCATGAGCTTGATACCTCCCAGAATCGCGTCTTGTTCACGCTCGACGTGCGCAATAAGGACGAAGTGGCATTTGCAGTTATCCGTCCACATCCTGACAATTTTCTCGATCTGGTCTTGCGCAATCCCCCAGTCGGATTGGTTTTTGACGGGTTTACCCCCGATGACAAGGGACATGGCGGCACGGGCGAGGCCGGCCATTCCGTCGACAACAAGGGCGCGCGAAGGAGTCCAAGTATCCACGCATCCAAACTTTTGCCCAGTACGGTCATCAGGGAAGTCATTCAACACCTCCAGCATTTGGATGAATTGGTTGTGCTTTGAGCGGTTCGGATCTTGCATCTTGGCCAGAGTGTCGAGCGCCATCGTGTTGATCTTTTTGGCGCTGTCCATCAGGTCAAGAAAGCTGGCCTTCGGGGCTTCGAGAACGTGCCAATGCAGGTTGTCGGGGATGGGTTTTCCCTTGTCCGTCCAGTAACCCAAAAGAGATTCGAGGCCAGGTTCGAGGGCCAAATAGAACACCTCGACACCTGCATCGACCATCGTGCCGATTGCGTGGGTTTTGCCCGTACCGGCTGGCCCCATGAGCAGGACGTTGACACCGGGAAGGGAGCTGGTTTTTTGCTGTTCGGTCATGCTGATTCCTTCAAAATAGCTAAGTGCCGTTCAAATTCCCACCTGATTACACCATCAGGCAGGTTCTCACCAAACTTCTCGTCCCATGACAGCAGCAAACTGCCTGGAACGGTAAACCTCGACGGGCCAGGGTGCTTCCTGCAATTTCCACCCATGATTCTCCACCAATTCGGGGTGGTCACACCATCAACAGGCAGACGCGCCCACGTATCCCCACACTCCGGGCAGAAGTAAGCGTAGTGCTGAGGCTGGTGTAGTTCCCCGTGAATGTACTGCAGCCCCTCCTCCCTGCTGCCCAAATACTTCCCTTCAACGTGAAAATGCCGTGTGAACATGATGCGAGCCTGTTGTGGTGTGATGAGGGGAGCGTACCACACTCCTCAATGCTGTCAACTCAGTTTTAACCGCGTTTCATGGGGTGCCGGACGGTCAAGTTGCCTTCACGATCGCCACGCGGGAGTTCTTCCCACCCGCCGGTAGTGCCGTCGAACAGGACACCTGCACGTTCAGTCGGCTCCTCGGGCCAGAAGTAGGCCATCACGCGACCGTCGTTAGAGAGCCCGATCAAGCCGTGTTCGTCAGACACACAAACCGCAATGAACTTCAGCTTGCCATCGTCCTGCTCTGCTGCTTTTACTTTCTGCTCTGCCATTTTACTTCCCCTTCAAAAGATCACTGATTTCCGCACCGAGCGACGCGCCGTTGATGTCACCGTACTGCTTCAATCCAGGGGCAGGCTCATCACCAGCATCCCGCACATGCCCCCAATGCTCCTCGTATTCCGCGACGCTGAGTTCCCGCCGTGCTAAAGGATCCCAAACGCGCTGAGTGAATTTGGCGGGGAGCCATTCGTCAGGGTTCGAGGATTTGCACACAGGAACAAACGAACACCCCCCGTATTCCGTGCAAGCATTGTCCAGAGAGTAGTCCCACCAGCCTTCCTTCCAGCAATCAATCATTTGCTGAATATCCCGCAGGGTTTGCTTCTCCCACAAATCAATCTCGTAGTCGGTGCGGTAGGTCGGGCATTCCATAGTGTTGTACATGGTCTTGAGGATTGCGACACCACGTACGATTGCACCGGAGGCTTTGATCCCCTGCTGACGGAGTGCCCAAATGTAGCCAGTGAATTGCGAACGCATTTCCCATTGCCGGGGCCATGTCGGGCCGAGTGCGCTGGTGGTCTTTTCGTCATACACCCCGATACCCGTGCCGTAGCGCTCCGCGACCATATCGGAGCGCCCGGTGTAGAGGATCGGATCGCCCGTGATCGGGTGGGCGATGGCGAGAGGTTCCGCGAATGAGAACTCGATGCCACGCCCACCGCCGGGGAGGGCAATAGGGGTCGCCCCATCACCGCCCAAGGGGTAGTGGAAGAAGTAGAACTCCAGCGCCCCAATCATGCGCTCAAGGCTCTTGGCGGAGTCTGCAGGGCAATCAAAATCCCCATAGTGTTTGATGAGGGCTGCGAGGCCAGCAGCTTCCGCATCCTCTGCGGATTGCCCCTGCACGTAGAAGGCGTCGCGGGCGGCTTCGATGCCTGAGGCGAATGCCCCGCCAGCAATGAGGTGCACGGACTTGGCTTCAGGCTTCCAGTGCTGAACATAGCTGCGGAAAAATTTCTGACGGCACGAGCGGAATGCAGCAAGCAGAGTGCTGTCAATAGTCGGGGGGAAAAACGGACGATGCTGAGTGGTCATTTGTGTGAGCCTCCAAATAGCGCTGATGTGAGTGGATCGCGATTAGGGATGCGGAATGGCTCGTCGTCAGGAACGTGTGTCTCCTTCTTCTTGCCCTTGTTGTGTGGAGCAGGTTTTGATTCGCATGGGAGACTACCCAAATCGAATCCAGTGTTCCAGGTGTACAGCCAAGGTTTGCGTTTCCCTCCGTTTTGTGTGGGGATTTTCTTGCGAAAAACTGCCCCCACTTTGGTGAGGAATGTGAGTGAATGGTTGACCGTTGCCCTGGAGAGTTCAAGAAGTCGTTCGAATTCCCTGGCAGTGAGGCCGTCCGTGTGCTTCAGGAGTGTCCGCTTGATGCGGTGGTAGTGCTTGTGGCTGGACTCCCGGTGTGGGTTGAATGAGGCTGGCATGCTAGTCGGAGCCTTTGTTCCGGTTGGTGGAGCGGGCGCGGGCAGCGTCGATGGCATCTCGCGGGTCGTCGGAAAATCCTCGGCCGATCTCGCGTTCGTGTGGCGCATCCATATGATGTTGGATGACGACCCAGTGAACGTCGTAATCGTCGCCACCGGTCGGAACGGAAACGGATCGCAGGTCGCAGCATTCTTCCCGCAGCCAGTCGAGCCGGGCGGTATCCGTTACCTGCTGCGCGGCGAGAATTTCGCGCTCGATGGCGTGCACGAGCGCGCGGCGTTCATCTAATCCGGCGCGGGCGATGCGGTGCGCGAAATAGAGGATGCGCTCAGGAGTCAGCACGTTGTTAATCGTCATGGTTGGCTCCGTTGGTTTTCGACACACGGACTCCCTTGATGGCGTTGCGTGCCTCCTGCTGGATGTTTTCGTAGGCGTATTCGAGCGCTTCCTCGTAGGGAAGTCCGAATTGCTTCTCGCTGTTGCGACGAATCTGCGCGGGCGTCTGGTATGCCTTCGCGATCAGTTTCAGGGCCGTGTACAGCCTCACTTCGAGCGGCGTCATTGCTTGGCTCCGTTGAGAAGGGCGTCCAGCACGCCCGCCGGGTCAGTCCAGCCCAGACGCTTCAACGCAGCACTTCCTGAGTGGATCGCGCGCCGCTGCGCATCCGTCAGCGCCAGAGTGGCGGGCTGCGTGGCCGGGGCGGCGAACGCAACCTTCTGCGTTGGCGGCGTTGCCGATCCACGAACCAAGCGAACGGCGCGACCGAGGTCTGATTCGCCGAAATGCACCGCCTCTTGCCCCGCTGCCGCTGCGGGCTGCGATGCCATACGTTTTGCAATGCATCGCGCCAGCCTATCTCCCGGTGTGCTTTTGTCGGCTACTACCCCATCACTCGTGAGCACGTTTTGAAGGGCTTCATACTGATCCGGTGACATGCACTCAGCGGCGGCGTCCAGCAAAGTAAAAATGTCCATGAAGAACCTCAGAAATTGAGAAGTCGGTTAGCGAAATCCATAGCCTGCTGCTCAGTAGCCCCGCCGAGATTGCATTCGTAGATCAGGTCGAGAATTTCAGCTTCGGTCGGTTTCGTTTCGGGCTGAGATGCTGCCGCGCGGGGCGCATAGTCGTAACAGTCTTCATCAACCTTCAGTTCTCCCGTCGTGTGCGTAACGATGCCGGAAATGATTTGCTCAACATCCTCCGACCATTCTTGATCGTATTGCGCCCCGCGACGGTATTCGTTGATCGCATCGTGGTGTGCCGCGTCGCGCTCAGTGTCGGTGTCAAAGCGCTCGAAGTAATTTCCAGCCGGGTCGTAGACGAAGTAACCGCCGATCGCGAGCGCCGCCCGCTCGTCTGCCGGCGCTGCGGGCTGCGACACTGCCGCGCTGGCTTGCCATGCGCATGCATCACGCCAGACTTGCCATTTGCTTCGCGTTCGCACCAGTTCTCGACGGTCGTAATCACGGAACGCAGCCCGGCTCTCCGGGGTATCACCATCATAGATGCCGGTCGGCGCCCCGGCTTCTTCGACCGCCCGCTCGTCACCCGGCGCTGCCGCTGCATCTGCGGGGATGATCCCCATCTGCACCGCCAACCGGTGAACGACCGACTTGTCGAGCGGCGTTCCGTCCCGCAACCTTCCTGCCGCTGCATCTGCGGGAGGCGTGGGGGCGGCGGCGAGGATCGCACGGGCGAATCTGCGAGCCTGCCCGTAGCTGATACGTTCTCCTGCAACGCGCTTGATCGCCTCGTCGGCGATCTTGTCGATCTGCTCATCCGTCAGCGCATCAGCGCGGCTCTTATCGGCGGCCTGCACTACGCTCGTTTGCTTCTGTTGGCTTGTCATGATCTCCTCACCCCTCAATAGCCAGCAGGTTGTTGTACTGCTCTTGCAGCTCGGTCAGACGCTTTTGAAAATCGGCACGAGTCTTTTCGATTTCGGCTTTGATGGCTTTAACACGGCAAGCACGGAAATCGACGTCATCCGGCACGTAGAAAGTGACAGTGTGGCGTTGATTGTCGAGCATCGTCCAACCGTCCATACCTGACATGTCGTATTCGTGTGCAGAGAAGCGGATATTGGTTTTGAGTTTATGCGTGTCAGGATCGATAACCCGCTCCTCGAACATGCAGATGAACATTTCCTGGGTGACTTTCATTTGAACCTCACTTGGTTGTGGGTGATGTTGCAATTACAGCCCGAGTTCCTTCAGCAGGTCATCGGAGTTAACAGGTGCAGCCTTTGCCTTCGGCGTGCGTGTGGTTTTTGCCCTCGGAGCGGATTCAATCTCCGCACGCTCCTTGCGGATTGCTGCGATTGCCTGCTTCATTTCCTCCGGGGTGATGGTTCCGTCGAGGGATTTTTGGCGCCATTCCATGATTTGGGTGTGGATGATGTCGGACACTGGATTCTCCTAAAATTGACCGCTATTAATAATTATTAACTGCGGTCAATAATGCACCTAAAAACAGCCGTTGTCGAGCAAGTTAACCTAATGCGAGCATCAGTTTTGTCGTGGGACGCGTCGAGGCCACGTAGAGGCACTGGAAGGCCTCTTTGCGGTTGCGATTGAACAGAATGTCGGAGGCATCGACCCACACTTGCTCATAAGTGGAGCCTTGGGAGCGATGTGCGGTGATTGCATACGCATATCGGACGTCATGAAAGAGTTCCTTGTGCTCCCAGAACCGCTTCCACGACCGACTGTTGCCGCGAGCCTCGTGCGCCAACCCTTCAGCATCGCGGTTGGATTCCTCAAGGGACTCAGGATGAATAACCAACAGCCGAGCGATCCTGTTGCTTTCGGTCACACACTTCAGTTCAATGGCCTTGTACTTGGGTTCGAACGGGTGCACGGTCACGGCAATCGACTCGACAATCGCCTCCTCATCCGTGGTCATGAGCAGTTCGTCCCCGCGCTCGCACGGCGCACCTGCCACAATCCGATCGCCCGGCAAAAAGTACCCAGGAACAGCCTCCGCACCAAAGATCGCGGCCCTGATGATGTTGTTGTACTCATTCACCAGCTTGTTACGCCACGAAATGACCTTCGATTTTGCGCCATCAGCAAACTCCCCATGCTGCGCAGCATCGAAAATCGACTTTTTGAACTCGAACTTGGTCATTTTCCAGACACCTTGCTGGCCATCGTTGTCTGAGCGGATCTGGATTGACGGGGCAGGATGTTCGATCACCTCGCGGATTCGAGTGGCGAGTGAGAGGATTTGGTTGTCATGGCGCATGACGCGGGAGAGGCGCGCACCATCGCCACCGGTGAGGGCATAGGACGCGGATTCACCCACGGGGGGAAGCTGTGCGAGGTCGCCCATGAACACAACACGCAATCCCCACTTCGCTGCCACATCGTTGAGAATCCCGAACAGGTGCGCGTTCACCATTGAGGCTTCATCAACCACGATCACGTCGAGGTCGCTCAAGTCGATGGTCTTTCCACCAACCACCCGCTTGGTTTCCCCATTCTTGTCCACGCGAAGGCCCAACAGACTGTAAATGGTCGAGGCCTCTCCAGTCATGGCCTTCAGAACTTTTGCCGCTTTGTTCGTCGGAGCCGTATAAGCAAACTTCGTGCGCGATGAGCTAAAGCGCGCAACAACTTCACGCATGCAGCTTGTCTTGCCGGTGCCCGCGTAGCCAACGAAGCAGAAGTACCAGCTTTCGGTTGTGGGTGCTGAGACGAATTCAACGATTGCGTCGATTGCCAGCCTTTGCTCTGGCGTCGGCGTGAAGCCGCTTTGCGCTGCCGGTGCGTAGTTTTCTGTGATGGTTTCATACTGAGCGTTCATGAAAAAATGTCCTGTAGGGGCCAGCCCCTGTTTGGTGGTGTGGGTACTGCAGTTAATCGTGGTCGGGTACGGGTGCGTAGAGGATCTGCAATCCGAGTTCGCGAGCAAGGCGGTGTTCAATCAGTGCCCCCTTGCTGTTCTGCCAGCCTGGGAGCATGTAGAGGCCGTCGCACAAGCAAATCTCACGTACGCAGTGCCGCATGTAGTACCTCCAGACAGCTTCGTCGCTTTCCGTGTGCTCAGTCAATCTCGGCTCGGGAATAGCAAACGGTGTGCAGGAGGCACGCCCCTGAGACTGCAGCAGGCGCTCAGCCTTTTTGAATTCCTCCCGGTTGTGGTCAGTTTTACCACTGACCGGCCCACTGACAAAGAATCTCATGATTGAAACTCCTGCTCAAGGGTTTTAACCTGGGTATCGAAACTGTCTCGATATTGGCGGATGAGGGTGACAACGAATTCGCTCTTAGCTCCGTGGGGTACGCGATCCTCGACTTCAGAGTACAGGTGGGATTCAAGCCATTCGTGCAGATCCTGGGGGAGACGCACGCCGAAACGTTCGGTTGGGATGGTCTTTTTCGGGCGACCTCTGCTCATGGGTTATTCTCCAATGGTGGTTGTGGGGTGAAAGATGGAATTGATGCAGCGGTGGCAAGCATCGACCAATTCGCTGTCAATCTTCAGCGCGCGAGGGAGTCCTCCCCACTCACTGCGATCGGTGGATTTGACGAGCTTAGTGCCGTGATTGCTGTGGTGTTGGGAGTGGATGAAGTAGCCAATGAAGTGCTGTTGAGAGGTGGAGCAGGTAATGCACTGCTGTTCACGGAACAGAGCGACAACAGCTACTTTGTTCCACTCGCGTTTGTCCTCGATTGCCCGGACTTCGACCAAGGCGGAGGCGCGTTCATTGGGATTTGCCGCACGTTGCGCCCGGTCTTTTTGCGTGCGCAGTCGTTTGGTTTCCTCAACGCGCTGGATCGATTCGACCAGCAGCGCGTCGAGGTCGAATTCACCATCCGGCCCTGGGGCTATGCGGTCGGTGGTGTATGGGAGTCGGGACATGAGATTGAGCCTCACTAGGTGAATGGAGAAGCTAGTGTGCGCGCATGTGGGGGGAATTGCACGTCAGTTTTGATGGTGCGGCTCAAAACTTGAATAATCGACCGCGAGTAATAATTATTAATAGCGGCCAGAAAAGAAGAAAGCCCCCTTAGCCGGGGGGCTAAGGGGGCGGCTGCAAATCACAACCACAGGGAGGCTCAATTCCGTGGTCTATTGCAGTGGTGTTTGCCTTAAGGGAGTGGTTAGTACTGACAAGGCGCCAACCAGTTTCGCCAAAAACCTACGTCGCCTACTAACCACTCTCTTGAGGTGCCTCCCGCGTCCAAAAGCCGCGATAGCAGCAAAGTGGAGGGGGAGGCAGGCTCCCGGCCTTTTGTTAAACCAGCTCCGGGCCGCTGGTATGCTGCTCGATTACGCCAGCTCTTCCAGCAGGCTGTCCGTGTCGATCGCTTCCTTCACCTTCTTCTTGCGGTTCTTTTCCAGTTCCGCGATGATCGGAGCGATTGCCGGATTGTTGCGCAGGGCCAGCTTCTCCGCGTTCGTCTTGCCCTTCAGGAATTCCTTGACCACTTGCGCCGACTTGCCCGATTGCTTGATGAGAGCACGCGCGAGGATCGAGGTGCCTGCGAGGCCCGACGATTCGCGTTCAGCCTGCCACTTGCCTTCCTTCAGGCGATCCATCAGGTTGTCGACAGCCAGGATCGCGTCTTCGATGTCGTCCAGGCCGGCGATTTCGTCGCCGATCTTCTGTTCAGCGCCGTGCGCGGCGAGCTTGGCGAACAGCTTGTTGTCGGCTTCGATCTTGAAGATGCGGAATTCGCCGTTCACGAAGTCGAAACGGGTTTCGACCGTGAAACCGTCTTCGCTGATGGTCGAGGACTTCAGCAGGCGGCGCTTGCCCGGAAACGTGACAACCGTACCATCGTCCATCGTCACTTCGGTCACGTTCGGCTCTTTCTTGCTCGTTGCTGCTTCGCTCATTCTCGTTACTCCAATTTGTTGATCGGCGGGGGGCCGTATTCGGGGTTTGTGCTCCGCGCCGTGTTTCGTTGGCGTGATTGAATAGTAACCACACCAGCCGGACTTTGCAACCCCCTGAGTGCAATTACTTGCGATTACGGATTTCGTTGAGCTTTTCGAGATTGGCAGAGTGGCCGGAGGAGGGCGCGATCACGCCGGTGATACGTTGAGTGTCGGCGAAGCCTTCCGGGAGGCCCAATGCGGTGCGTAGGGCGCGTGCGTCGGCACTGTCTTGGGTTCGGAAAAACACCAATGCACTCGATGCCGTGCGGATTGATAGATCGGTGCACATGGCCGTCAAATCTGGGCGATCGGGGGATGATTTAAGCGCCCGAAAATAGGCGTATGCGCGAAAGCGAAGCTTCGCGGCGAGGTTAGGCGAGGAGAATTGGACGGCGAATTCGGGAGAGCCATTGCGCAGGGCGTGGTCGGCGCGGAGTAATAGCTGCTCAAACTCCGGGCCGAACGTGTCGAGGGTGTTTTTGCGGGGCACTGAGGGGGCTCCAATAACAAGGGAATAGGCGCGGGTTCCCCCGCGTGATGAGGCATTTTCCCGCATTTCCCCCGTGCATGCAAAAAGCGCTGCGCGAATGATCGGCAGCGCCCCTGAAGGTGAGTGGTTATTGACGGCAATTAATAATTATTAATGGCGGTCGGAAAATGCATCCACGGGCTGACTAGTGAAAATACCCATGCGACACGAGCCAGCACAAACCCGCGAACGCGAACACAATGTTGAGCAGGTAGCTCATCACTTTACCCATGGGCGCTCATTGGATTCCCCGCGCATCCACCGCCAGACACGGAACACAACAGGAACAGTGCACTGCGCACGTGATGCGCGTTTATAGGCAATGTAGAGCAGGAAGGATTTGGTGGATGGTTGCATAGCTCGCTCAATCGAAAACCGGGGGGCATGCCCTCGGCGGGTGGTGTTAGGGTACTATGAATCGGCAGGGTCGCCTATTAAGCAACCCGCCGTGATTGCAAAACTGTCACTCGGCAACAGCCGGGGCTGCTTTCCGGCGAGTGCGCTTTGCAGGCTTGGCTGCAGGGGCCGGTTCAGCCGGTTCGGGCTGTGCATCGATGCCCAATTCGCCCAACAGCTCATCCGTGTTGACCCCACCTACGACCGTAGCAGCCTGCAGTTCAGCCATCGCCGCCAACACGCGCGGATTTTTCTTGAGCGCGGCACGCTGCTCCTTGGTTTTGCTGTTCAGGAATGATTCCGCATAGGTGCGATCCTTGCCGGTCATGTGCTGGATTGCGCGCAGCAACAAGTTGCCCCAGTTTTCGGCCGCGTCGCCGGATTTGCGTTCCTTGTTCCAAGTGCCGTCGGCGGATGTGATGCGATCGGCAACCTCTTTGACGGCTGCGAATTTGTCATCGAGCGTCGCACTGCGTCCGGTTTCGGGATTACGTGAGAGTGCAGCCGCGTCAACGAGCTTTTGTTTGAGTCCGTGGAGCATGGCCTGTTGTTTGATCGACTCCGACAACGAATTGAGGTCGATTGCGATGTCGCGTCCGTCAGCAAAGGTGAGCGTGAGGGTGGATTGATAAACGTCTGCGGAAATTGCAGATTTGCGGGTCATGGTTTGAGTCTCCAATGAGATTGAATCGATTACTTGCCTGCGCGAACTGCACGGACGGGGATATGTTCAGGATGCGCCGCAACATACCTTTGTTCGGCTTCCCGAATGGTGCGCGCCCATGTAGTTGAGCAAAGGTATTTCCCGTCGTGAGAGAGAATGTCAATTTTCGGGTAATCCCGTTTGTCGCCGTATGCCATGGTTGAGCCCCCAATGGTTTCTATGAGATTGAGTAGGTCTCATCAGGGTATGCATTACATACCGACCCCCTTTCGGGGGTTTCGACCTTGAGTTGCTTACTTCTTTTTGATAGCTGCTGCCTTTGCCGCCTTTCGACGTTCAGCAGCGATTGCTTCCGCAATCGTTTTGTTGACATTGATTCCCTTGTACATCGGGCGACCGATTGCGGGGCCCATAGCGGCATAACCGTTCTTGATATGCTGCGGGCCGAAGTGACGTGCCATAATAAAAATCCTGTAAAGAGTTAGTCTGACCATCGTCAGGATGCGCCTCACGCATCGACACGGCACGCATTGAGCGGTGCGCCGTGTTTCGGTCTGTCAATCACACAACAGGTTCACAAACCACACCATAAACCCCGCGACCATCAGGCACGCGATGCTGAGTGCCCACAATTCAGCCGTGGCGGATGTGTGGATGTTCGCGGTTTTGAGGGTGCGCCACGTTTGCGCGAATCGGTGATGTTTCATCAGTATGCCTCGGTCATTTATTGACCGCCATTAATAATTTTTAATCGCGGCCAATTATTCGATAGTTAGCCTGGTGATCCGGCCTGTTGGAGGGGCCGGTAAAGCGTTCGTTGTTTCAGGCTCAGACGTGAGAGAAGCCGGCGTCGATATTGCGCCAGCTTCGCCTATGGGGTATCGGGGGTTTTGAGGGTCAATAATCGTGTTCGAGCGAGTGGGAGCCGAACTCCACATAAGGAACTTTGATCGCATTGTAGACAGCAGAGCCGAACGCATCCGCAAGCCCTACGCCGTGTCCCATTGCCTGCATGGCGAGATAGTGACCGAAGTTTTCGGGCGTCAGGTCACGATCGGCGTATTCCGTGCGTTCGCACGATTGCGCGAGTTTGAACAGATCCTGCAGGAAATTTTCGAAGTCGGCTTTGCCGGGTTGCGCGCGCCAGAGCGGGTTATCGCGGCTTAGGTCGAACTCCAGCGTTTTCGCGGCACGCAGCGCGGCCGGATCGATGTCCTCGTTTTCAATGATGTCCATGATCTCGCAACAGGATAGGTTGATCCGGGTTTCGTCGTCCGAGTCTTTCTCTTCTTGTGTATCGGCCCAAGCGCTCGCGAAAAATGCTTTTGCCATTGCCGCGCGGATGGTTTCGTTGATAGTCGTCATTCTGTGGGCTCGCTTAATCTGCATCGCACAGCGTCAAGAAACGCTGCAGGGTGTAATGGTCGGAAAAGCCGCGCATTTTGCTAACGTTGAGCGCGGCCTGTTTTCTTTCGGCGCGAGACTCGATCGTCAGAATCTCGCGCGCTATCAAGGTGAAGCGGTTCATTTAACGGGTTTCAGCGTCCGACAGCACGCGGGCAATCGCTGCGCGCAATTCATCCAGGCTATGTGACTGGAACACGATGCCGCCGCCGTATGCCTTGGTGTGATACTTCCGGCCGCCGATGCGGTTAGCGCGCTTGCAGGCGATCGCGTACTTGTCCTGAGTCGGAATCCAGTTCTCGCCGGTTGCGTTGCGCTCGGCTTCCGTGTTCAGCGCCAGGAAGTGACAGACATAGCGCGGGTTTCCATTGACGTCGTTCTTCACTCGCATCCAATCGAATAGCAGTTTCATTTTCACTCACTTCTTAACACGAGTTACAGTTACCCAAGCCCCATTGGGGTTTTTCCAAGATGCGCGAAGACGGCCACGAGTCAGCAGAAACCAATGCTCATCCGTTCGCGTCCCACTATGCGTGCCAAATACAAAGACAATCTCCGCCGCGCACGTTGCCGCCGCGCGTGCTGTGCCATAGGCGATGACGCCTTTCTGGCCTGCAGCCTGCTTCGCAAACTCCACTACAAATTTTGTCGCCATCACATCACCTCACAAATTGATCTCATCAGCACACGCCTAACGTGTGGACGGCCGCAGGGGCCGTTTCGATCTGTTACGCGCACACCCATTCATGTGCATTGGTGTTGTCGATATAGAAACACTGCTTCAGGCCGTACTTGACCGGCAATTTGAAATCCGCAGTGCGCGTTTTCCACGTTTTGCATGCGCCATTCACACGGCATCGTACTGGAGTACCGTCAGCATTCTTGAGCGAAACATGCTCAAAATTGCGCGCCGTCATTGCCTGTTCCTTAGTAATCATGTTCCTGCTCCTGTTTAGTTACTGCGTTGCGTTGATTGAATAATAGCACATGCACAGGGTCTGTCAACAACAATCTGCTGCTAATCAACAGACCCTGCAAGGGTAGACTCACTCCACAACTGCTATATCAATGCCGGTTGCATCGCAGGCAGACTCGACGCATTCCGTCATACTCATATTCTCGGTAACGTATGAAAACACCGCACTGTCGTCGCCATCGATACATACATTGGCAACATCCACAAATGCCACAGGCTTGCCTATAACAGCCTGTCCAATTTCCTGCGCTTGGTCGACCGATGCGGCTGCAATAACAAACCAATCACGAGACCCCTTAACAATGACAAACCCCTTGAACAATTTCGTTTGCATACTCTCTGCTCCAATTGATTGCTGCGTTGACATGACTAGATAATAGCACGCACACAGACCACGTCAACAACAATCTGCTATCTTTTTTCGGCCCCTTAGCTCGCGGGTAAGTACAATGCCAAGCCGCCCCATCCCCACGCACCTGCTACTAGCAACCAACAGGATGATAGCACCAGACAGGCTAGAGGAGTGAGTAGACCTAGTGCTATGGGTAGGCAGGTGGCTAACCTAGTGGTGCATTGCACCTCCCTGCCCGCCTGTCATTCCCTCCCTGTTAATAGCTGCCCCGCTCTCGCCGCGTCAACAGGCCCGCACGACGCGCACAGGGGCCATTGCGAGGTGATTTGAGGCCCGATGGCACGTCCGGCAGCCCCATCGGAGGTGCAATCGGTTGATAATTGGACGTTATGTCAAATGGGAGGAGGGGGTGGGGGGAAAATTCGAACTGAGGGAAAAGTTGCAATGCACCCCTTCCGATTTTTTATAAAATTTTTCAACTCTGTTCCACTGAGCAGCCTCTCCCCATGATTGCTATGGGTATTTGGCTGGTGATTGCTATTTATTGACGGCGATTAATAGTTATTAAATGCGGTCAGAAATTCTGAAAATTCCTTTATGGGCCGAGTTCAGGGTACAAGTTGTTCCGGCCCTACTCTCTTGCTCGCCTGAGTTCGTTGTGGGAAGCCTCCTACTCGCGTATCCTCCAGCCATCATTCACACCAATGAGGTCTACCATGACCCAAGCAACAGAAAAGAAGCCCATTCGGCTCTCTTACACACATGAGGCGATGATTGACTTGATCCTCGCGGAACCGACCGTCACCCACGCGGAGCTTGCTGAGGTGTTCGGCTACAGCCCAGGTTGGATCGGGCGAGTAGTTGCCAGTGACTCATTCAAGGCACGCCTCGCCGAGCGCAAAGAAAAGCTCATTGATCCCCAACTCAGTGCTACGCTCAACGATCGCCTCCGTACGGTCGCGGTGCGCAGCATTGACGTGCTCAATGAGAGGCTGTCGAAAGAGGATGCGAGCGCAAAGTTCGCCCTCGAAGCCCTGGGCGTTGCTGCAACCGGTCTGCGGAGAGGCTGATGTCAACTGAATTGGATTTGCAACAGATTGCGCAAGGGCTGCACGATGCTGAGGTGAAGGAATCTGCTCCGCCTCCGGTGCTTATTGAACCTTCGAGCACGCCCGCGCCTGTCTATTCCCCTGCATTGATGGTGCAGCTGATGATCGACCACCCTGATTGGTCACACTCTCGCTTCGCAGCACACTTCGGGAGGCAGCCTTCCTGGATGGCGGCTGTCCTTGCAAGCGATATGTTTCAGCGTGCTCTTGACGGCCGGCGGCATGAGGTTGCCGATCCCTCCCTCGCAGCTACCCTCGATGAGCGGTTCCGCGCGCTTGCTATTCGCAGCACCACTGTTCTCTCAGAGAAGCTGAACCTCGCGGGGGTGAACGATTTGACAGTGCTGAAGGCAGCTGAGCTTGGAGTGAAGGCCTTAGGTTTGGGGCTGCAGCCAAAGGAACTCCCCGCACCTACTGGCGAGGGTGAAACTGCGAGCGAGCGCGTGATGAGGAAGATCCTCGAAGCCCAGGCACGCAATCGCGGTGAGGTGGTGGACGTAGTTGTAAAGGACGTGCCGAATGGCGAATGACCTGCAAACAAAACTCAAGGCATCCTCTCTCACTGCCGAGGTGATTGAGGGCTTTGCTGTTGCCTATCTCTACAGTGGGTTTGATGAGGTCAAGCCCACTCCGCAGTTTCACCGAGAAGGCTGGGAGCTGTACGCATCCCCTGTAAAACAAGCCTCAGTGATTGCTCCTCGCGGCCACGCCAAGTCCTCTGCCCTCACCCACGTATTCATCCTGGCTACTGTACTATTCAGAGTCGAGAGCTACGTCATCCTCATTTCCACCAATGAGGAATTGGCAATTGAGCATTTGGGCGATATCACTCGTGAGCTGACTGAGAACGAAGACCTGATTGAAGACTTTGAAATCAAGGGCTTCGTTACCAACAGCAAAACTGAAATCATTGTGGAGTTCAAGGATGGGCACCAGTTTCGAATTTTGGCTCGTGGCTCTGGTCAAAAGCTTCGCGGTCGCAAGTGGCGTGGTACTCGTCCTGGACTTATTGTGTGCGATGATCTTGAAGACGATGAGCAAGTCGAGAACAAAGAACGTCGTGAGAAGTTTCGCAAATGGTTTAACCGTGCTGTTCTACCTGCTCTGCGCAGGGGCGGTCGTTTGCGGGTACACGGTACTGTTCTGCACGAAGACTCCCTCCTAGCCCGTTTTCACAAACAAACTCGCGAGAAGAAAACTTGGCAGGTACTCTTCTACAAGGCACACAAAGCCTTCGATGACTTCAGTGAACGATTGTGGCCGGAGCAGTTCACTGAAGATGACCTCAGAGCTATCCGGCAGGGCTACATCGATGATGGTGACGTTGCGGGCTACTCTCAGGAATACCTCAACGATCCCTATGACAACACGGATGGCTACCTCACCGCCGATCAATTCATCGGCATGACCGATGAGGACTTCGAGAAGCCCATGCGAGTGTGCGTGGGGGTTGACTTCGCCATCAGCAAGAGCAGCAAGGCCAACCGCACCTCCTTTACTGTCGCGGGACAATGTGCAGAGAACTTCCTGTACTTCTTCCACCAGAAGGTCGATCGATTGGCAACTGACGAGATCATCGACCAGATGATCGAACTCGAACAGGCAATCCACCCAGAGATCTGGTTCGTGGAAGATGGCGTGATCTGGAAGGCCATTGAGCCTATCCTCACGCTGGAGATGCGGGCGAAGAACACGTTCATGAACATCGTTGCCCTCTCTTCCACTAAGGACAAAGCCGTGCGCGGTCGCAGCTGGCAGAAGCGCATGCGCAGATTCTCCTGCAAGTTCGACAAAGAAGCCCCTTGGTACGCTGCATACGAACACGAATGCTTGCGCTTCACCGGCTACAGCGAGTCTGTTCTTGACGATCAGTTCGATTCGAGTGCTATACTCTCACGCGGGTTTGACACTCTCCCTCTGCTCACTGTTGAAGATTTCATGAGCGACGAGGAGCTGTATTACGCGGATACTTCCTCTCCGGCTGAACAGGGCCGCTCACAAGTCACAGGATACTAACCATGCAAATGATTGCGCAGCAGGATGCGATCGCACTGCCCACACTGCCCCAGGTGAAGAAGAAGTTCAAGCTGGAGGATGTTGTCAATTCGCCCAACCTCGCGGAGAAGCTGACTGAGGATGAGCGCAGTTCGATCGGCAAATGGGTGGTTGGCGGATACGTGAAAGACGTGAGCAGTCGCACTGAATGGGCTGAGCGCCATGCCGAAGGGATCAAGATCGCATTGCAGGTACGGGAGGCGAAGAACTTCCCTTGGGTGAATGCGTCAAATGTCAAATTCCCGCTCGTGACTGTTGGTGCGCTGCAGTTCCTGGCTCGCATCAGCATCCTGACGAAGGGCAACCACATCGCCCATTTCCGCCACGTTGGGGCCGATCCGAAGGGTGAAAAGTCCCTCCGCATGAAGCGTCTTACTCAGCACATCAACATGCAGCTCACTGACGAAGATGTGGGCTGGATGGACGCGGATGAGACAACCAAATTCGCGGCGGCTCTCGTCGGCAGTGCCTTCAAGAAGAGCTACTACGATTCCGTGCAGGGCATGAACGTCAGCGAGTTTATCCCGGCGCAGGATTTTGTTGTTGATTACCACTGCAAGCACATTGACACTGCTGGTCGTGCAACACACCGCATCAGCATGAGTCAGAACAAGATCGCTGAGCGGATCGCGCAGGGGCTGTTCCTGGAAGAGAAGAATGAGCAAAAGCCCGGCACGTACTCGCCCGTTGCAAACATCCTGGAGCAGGTGAGCAATCAGGTGCAGGGCCTCACTGCAAACGTCGATCCCGAGGAGTTCCAAGTGCTTGAGCAGCACTGCTGGTTCGATTTCGATGGGGATGGCTACGCAGAGCCGTATGTGATCAGTGCGCGGCTGGACACGGGGCATGTGTATCGGATTGTTGCTCGATTCTTTGAGCAGGGTGTGCATCGCAAGTACGACACTGAGATGCGGAAGCTCGAAAATGCTGCCCTGCAGACGCAGGACATGCAGCAGAAGAGTGACTTCGAGAAGCGTGCAGATCGGATTCTGCACGACCCGACGAACTCAATTGTTCGAATTGACCCTGAGAAGTTCTTCACCAAGTACACCTTCGTCCCCTCGCCCGATGGTGGGTTCTACGGTCTTGGTTTGAGCGCGCTGCTCGGCCCGGTGAACCAAGCCGTTGACACGATGATTAACCAGCTCATTGATGCAGGCACGATGAGCAACACCGCAGGCGGCTTCTTGTCGCGTGGTGTGAAGATGCGCGCAGGGAAGAATTCCTTCGATCCGTTTGAATGGAAGGTGGTGGACAGCACTGGCGATGATCTGCGAAAGGGGATCTTCCCGCTGCCCGTTCGTGAACCTTCACAGGTGCTGTTCAATCTGCTTGGAGTGCTGATTCAGTACGGTGAGCGCATTAGCAGTGCAACCGACATCATGACCGGCGTATCTCCTGGACAGAACACGCCCGCCACGACCGCGCAAACGACCGTGGAGCAGGGCATGATGCTCTTCTCTGGCATCTACGCCCGCATGTACCGGAGTTTCCGTGAGGAGCTTGCCAAACTGGTTAACCTCAATCGACTCTACTTGCCGACGAGTCCGAATTACTTCGACCTGACTGAAGGCCCTGATGCTATACTCCAACCCGATGATTACGCGAGTGTTGGGAGGATTTTCCCGACCGCCGATCCGTCGGCAGTGAGTGGGCAGCAACGGAAAGACCGGGTGAACCAATTGGTGCAAGCGGCTCTCAGTCCGATTGGGGCGATGTGGGATAAAGCAGTGGTGTCGAAGAAGTGGCTGGAGGCGAATGATTGGGATGTAGATGAGATTTTCCCTGATCCGCAAGGCCCGAAGGCGGTCAAACCTCCTGTCAACCCGAAGGATCAAATGGCTCAAGCTGAACTGCAGTTCAAACAGCAGGAGCATAACGACACCATGATGCTGGAGACGGCAAAGCTGCAAGCTCAAATCATGCTGAACAAAGCGAAGATGATGGAGCTGGAGTCGAAAGCACGGCTTGGGAATGCAAAGGCTGATGGTGAACCAATCAATCAGGACATTGCCCTGCTGAATGCACAAATCGGAGCACTTCGGCACCACAATGAGTCCCTGATGAAGAGCGCGGAGCTGCTGCTCAAGGGCCACCAAGCCCGCAGCAGCATCGAGAAGGAGCAACATGACATGCTGATGGACGTGCAGGATCGATTGATGGGGCGTGAGCAGTCACAAGCTGCCGCGCAGGAGAATGTGAAACCAGAGGGAGAGGCAAATGGCTGAAGTTGTGACCCCGAGTGATGTAGTGAGTTGGCATCACAACCCCGTGACCAAACAGTTTATTGCTGATTTGAAGGCGAGTCGGCAGGATGTGCTGGAGGCATGGGGGCGGCAGGTGTTTGTGAACGAGCATCCGCAGAACACCCTGCAACTGAATGCAAAGGGGCTGGCTCAAATCGAGACGATTGACCAGCTGCTTGGTAACCTGGAGCGTGGGCTGGATGAAGCTCGCGAAGCACTTGAGGAGCGTGCGTGATGAGTGGGGTGAACTACCTGCAACCTGGTTGGCGTGCGGAGCTGAAAGGCCCGAACCCGGAGAACAAGAGTGGCTTCCGCGCGACGGGACATCGCATCCTGCTCGTGCCCGAAGAGATCGACAAGAAGACCAAGAGCGGGATTCTGCTGGTTGAAGAGACCGTCACGGCTGAGGAGCAGATCGCAGTGGTCGCGACTGTCCTGGAAATCGGCCCGGATGCATGGTCGGACAAGTCCACCGACTACTGTCGAGTGGGTGATCGCGTGCTGATTGGGCAGTATGTGGGGAAGTTTCACATCAGCCCGGTGGATGGGAAGAAGTACCGGTTTGTGAGCGATCTGGACATCATCAGCCCGATCATCGGAGGCGAGTAATGGCTGCACAAGCAAATCTGATGGTGAAGATCCCTGGACTCAGCTCGGCTGATGTGGAATTTCTGCAGAAGCACGAAGCCGTTTTGCGCCGAGCTGTTGAGAACGTGGTGAATCAGGTTCTCACTGACATTGCAGACCACGCCCATGCCATCGTGCGCGGGCCGGAGTTTGTGACCTGCCCCTGATAGGGGAATTTCTGACCGCTGTTAATAATTATTAATGGCGGTCAATTATTATCTATTCTCACTGGAGCTGTTGCATGGACGACGATCAAATCGCAGGCGCACCCGAAATCGCCCAAAAGGCTGATAACAATGCCGAACTCGCGGTTGAACAGCAACGCCTCATCGAAGCCGAAGCCTCCAAAAAAGGTTGGGTTCCCAAAGAGAAGTTTAAGGGCCCTGAAGGCGCCTGGAAAGACGCCGCAACCTTCGTCGCTGATGGCAAGCGCTTCAACAGCATCCTCCAGCGGGAACTTGAATCCGTCCGTGCCGAACTGGAAGCCTTCAAGGGCACTGCAAAGGAGTTCGCAGCTCTGCAGCAACGGCAAATTGAGGAGCGCGACACACAATTGGCTGACCTGCAGCGCCAACTGAAAGCCCAACATCGTGAAGCCATCCGCAACGGTGATGACGACGCCGCTGATGCGATCGAATCTCGCCTGGAAGTGGTCGAAGACGAGCGCCGCACCAACAAAAAGCAGATCCAGGAAGTCAAACAGGTCACTCCGAAGGCCGGAGAAACACCTCCTGCAGTGAACGAGGATGGCTCAACCTCCAACCCCGTGGTTACTGAGTGGATTGAGGACGGCAACAGCTGGTTCAAGGAAAACTCCCAGATGCGTCAGTACGCATTTGACTACGCGAACTCACTCATTGCTGCTGGTGAAAAGAAGCGCGGTCGCCCGTTCCTTGACCTCGTGTCACAGAAGATGCAGGAAGACTTCCCGCGACACTTCGCACGTCAGCGTCAATCTGGTGCTGTCAACAACCCAGTTGAAGGTGGCCGCTCCAACAGCATTGGTGGCCGCAGTGTGAATGACCTCCCACCGGAAGACCGCGCGCTGATGGAGGTTGGTATTCGCGAGGGATGGACAACTCAGGAGAAGTTCTTGAAGGGCTACTTCAGTGATGGCCCGCGCAAGCACAGCTAACCTGCTCACCTCCCCCCCCCTTTTTCTTTTTTCTTTTCCGGAGTACGATCATGTCCGAACAGCAATCGAAACCCGCAGCCGCTTCGTCGTTCAACGCTGCCCCCGCAGACGATCGCAACCGCCTCCTCGCAGCCCGCCGTCACGCCCGCCAATCACGGGAATCCCGAGCGGAAGGCACGGCAGAGCGCGAGCGCGCAAACGACCTCGGTGGGCTGTCCCTGCAGATGTCGGTTCACGGAGAAATCCCCGGCTACCACCTGTATTGGGAGAACGACGAAAACGGTGCAATCGAAACCCTGCTGATGGAAGGTTTCGATTTCGTTTTGCAGGAAGAGCTATACAGCAAGACCGCAAAAGTCGTCGCAGACGAGGAGATCAGCAGCGTAATCTCCCGGTTTGTGAAGGGCATGCGCAATGACAACACCCCGTTGCGAGCCTACTTGCTGAAATGCCCGGAGGATCTCTGGGAACAGCGAGAACAGCGACGCTACGCAGCAGCAGATGCACGCGACATGGAGATTCGCCGCCAAGCAGATCAGCCTGACGAAATCGCAGGCATGCGAAAGCTCAAGAACCTCCGCAGCTCAATCGACACGCAGTACCGCAAGGACTACTCGCAAGGCTAAGTGCAGTGCGGGGGCCATGCGGAAACCTCTAAGGAGCAATCATGGCTAACCAAGTGGCCCCCCGTGGTTTCGTTCCGGCTCGCTACCTCAACGGTGCAGCATGGAACGGCGCGACGAACCTGTATTACATCCCGTCCACGGACAACAACCAGTACAACCCTGGTGATGCAGTGAAATCGGCTGCTGGTGCTGACGCAAACGGCGTCCCGCAGGTGGTGAAAGCCGGTGGCACGGACACGGTGCGCGGTGTGATCGTAGGCATCCTCACGGCAAACCCGAACAACCCGTCGCTCGTCGGCAGCAACCTCGACCTGACCGTTCAAAACACCCCCTCGACCGGCAAGACTCGCGACTACTACGTGCTGGTGGTTGACGATCCGCAGGTGCTATTCGAACTCCAGGACGACGGCCTCTCAGCGCTCACCGCGTCCGCTGCCAACAAGAATGCCTCGTTCACGGTCACGAACCCGACCTCGCCGCAGCAAAACTCGGCATCGGTGCTCAGCACGGCAAGCGTCAACACCACGCAATCCCTCAACCTGCGCATTATGGGCCTGTCGCAGAAGCCAAACAATGCGTTCGGTGCCTATGCACTCTGGATCGTGAAGTTCAACCAACACGAACTGATGGGCAACACGGCTGGCGTTTAACGCATAGCCTAGTGTCAACCGTCTAACCTTTCAGGAGAATCAACAATGCCCGTTATTACTAACACTGGTTCCTATCCCAAGGGCTTGTGGGAAGGTGTCAAGAGCTGGTGGGATTCGGCAGCAGCCTCGGCCCCGCAGTACGCCCCGCTCATGTTCCACAAGGTCACGTCGGACAAGAACTACGAAGAGTACGTGCAGAGCGTTGGTCTCGGCCTCGCAGTGTACAAGCCGGAAAGCGCACCGATCAGCTACGACGGTATGCAACAGGGCTTCGTGACGCGCGGGACGAACGTGGCGTATGGCCTGGGTATCATCACGACGCACGAGGAACTGAAGGACAACCTTTACGTGAAGCTCACGAAGGGTCGCGTCGAGAAGCTCCGCCGTGCGTTCGCGGAAACCAAAAACATCAACGCGACGAACATCTTCAACCGCGCCTTCAACTCGGCCTACAAGGGTGGCGATGGCGTCTCGCTTCTCAACACGGCTCACCCGAACTTCACCGCAGGCTTCTGGCAGAACAAGCTGACGGTGGACTCGGCTCTGTCTCAGGCTGCAATCGAAGACATGCTCATCCTGATGATGCAGGCCAAGGACGACCGTGGCTACATCGAGCCGCTGACTGGCGACAAACTTATTGTTCACCCGAACAACAAGTTCAACGCTGACCGGATTCTCAAGACCCCGAAGGCTGTCGGTAACAACAACAACGACATCAACCCGATCAACACGGAAGGTCTGCTCGCAGGTGGTTGCGTGTCGAACCCGTACCTGACAGCTGCAGGCCCGTGGTTCATCACCACGAACATCCAGGACGGCATGATCTGGCAAGAACGTGAGCCGCTGGAGATTTGGGAAGACAATGATTCCGACACCCGCAACTACAAGGTCGGTGCCTACGAACGCTACACGTTCCTTTGGGCCAACCCGCGCGGCTGCTACGGTTCGAACGCAGCGTAATCAGGGGCAAGTGCCTGCATGATTGTAGGTGCTTTGAGGTGGAGCTATTATTGGGTGTTCCCGGTGATGCTCCACCTTTCTTTTTGTACTAATTCTGGAGAAACAAGATGTCTGTTTTCGATACCCTCACCACTCGCATGCCGAACGGTGTGACCAATGCGGCCCCGTGGCAAACGATGGGAGCTGCTGGCGCAGACGATCCGACTTGGAATCACCTGTACCACAATGATTTCGACACCTACGCATCAGGTGATTGGACGACTACGGTGGTCGGCTCTGGCACAGCGGCTCTCACTGATTTTGACGGTGGGGCCCTGCTTCTCAGCACTTCTGCAGGTGCCTCTGATTCCGTTGGCATGCAGCTCAAGAATGCGACCTTCCAGCTCGATGCAGGCAAAGCAACGTTTGTGAAGTTCGCCGGCCAGCTGAGCGATCTCAATGCAACCACGTTTGTCGGTCTGGTTCAGAAGGGCGCGACGACCCTCGCCAGCGTGACGGACGGAATTCTTCTCTCGATTGCTCCGACTACGGGCCTGATCACTCTGCGTTCACGCAATGCAAGCGTGGAAACGGCAGTGGCATTGCCCACGGCGTCGGCTGTCGTGGCGGGCACCTACTTCGAACTCGGTCTGATGGTCGATTGGCAGGGCAACCTGGCTGCATTCTTCAACCCGACGACCGGCCGGAACCCGATCAGCGCAGCGAATGCAGCAGCAGGCCAGGCTCGTGGTCGAGTGGCAGCACTGTACACGGATCTGACGACAAATCCGAGCGCATCACAATCGACCGGCCTCACCGTCTCCCAAGTCCTGCTCACACCGATGGTCAGCATCACCAACGGCTCGGCAGCTATCCGCACCCTGACGGTGGACTACCTCACCGTCGCTCGCGAACGCTAATCTGAGGGGGCCAAGATGGCAAACCAACTGACCACGCAGCTTATCATCGACGGCCCTCGCAACGCGATCGTCAAGGTGACTGCTGTTCTCGATACCTCAGATCAGGCTCTGACCACGGTGGTTGATCCGACCACTCTGTTTTATATTACTGGTGGGAACAAACCCCCGAGAGTGAGGCTGAATCATATCGACTACAGCATCAGTGACCAACTGGAAGTGCAGACGTTCTGGGGGGGTACGCCGAACCAGCCGTTGCTGCCTCTTGCTGGTCGCGGTCGCATGTCCTTCGATGACTTCAAGGGCATCCCGGACAATGCAACCGCTGCTGACGGCACGATCAAGCTCCAAACCACTGGTTGGCAGTCTGGCATCCAGGTATTCACCGTGACCCTGGAACTCATCAAGGAAGGCCTCATCTATACTGGAGTCCAATGATGGCACGCAGAAAAGTAGCAACGGCAAAGCATCATGACAAAGCCCCGTCTGGCGTGTCAGCAAAGGCTGGCATGGCGAAGATGGGCAAATTGATGCACGCAGCAGTCCCCAAAAAGACCCACGCTGCGAAAGCAAAGACCAACAAGGGCGCGAAGAAGTATTAACCGCTCACAACTGAAAGGCACCTGTCATGGCGACCAGTGGTACGTACACGTTTTCAATGAACCGCGACCAGATCGTAGCATCTGCGTTGCGCAAGACAGGTGCCTTCGGTGCAGGGGACACCATCCCGCAGGATGACATCAACAATGTCTCTGAAGCCTTCAACGTGATGGTAAAGGAAATGGCGATGGATGGGATGCCATTGTGGTGTCTGGAGGATTTGATTATCCCGACGGTTGTGGGACAGTCGCAATACAATCTCAGCACGATTGCAGGGATGCCATTGCCCCCAAGAATCCTGAACGTGTTCATCAGGTCGCTCGACACGAACGGGAATGGCACGGGCAATGACGTGCAGATGATGATTACCAGCCGGTTTGACTACTATCTTCTCGGTCGGAAGGACTCACAGGGCGTGCCGAACCAGTGCTACTACGATCCTCAGCTCACCGGAGGGATTCTGACGGTGTATGATGTACCAGCAGACAATCAGCATGAGCTGCATGTGACCATTCAGCGGCAAATCCAGGACATCAACCTGTCCACGGATAACCCTGACTTCCCGCAGGAAGCCTACCGGATGCTGATCTGGTGCCTGCTGGATGAGATTAGCCTTGAATACCGTATGCCCAAAGAGGAGCGGCTGGAGGTCAACCAAAAGGCTGTCGGCTATCGGGACAAGTTCATGGACGGTCCTCTTGGGCAGGAGCAGGCGAGCGTGTTCTTCACCCCTTCTGAGAGGAACATGTAACCATGACAATGGAACAGCAGCAAACAATGACGTGGGCTCACACCATTCAGACCAGAGATGGGACGCTGACGAAGGACAGCAAGGTGGTGAATGGTCTGTTCGAGGCAACAGAGAATGGCCTGGCGATGGTGAAACGCCCTGGAGCTGGTACGTACAAGACCTTCAGCGGCACTCCGCAGGGGCAGTTCTATTCGAATGGCGTGGCCTACGCGATTGTGAATGATGTGGCATATTCACTGACTGATGGGACATCGTACTCGATCCCCGGCGTGACAGTGCCTGGCCAGCAGTATGATTGTCTGAATGATGTACCTCCTGGCGAGGCTTTCATCAAGAGTGCCAGTGGCTTATGGCATTGGATCGGCTCCTCCTTCACCTTCACTCAAGTCACTGATTCCAACTACCCCGCGACGACTGTTCCAGGGTTTGTGTATCTTGATGGTGTGTACTATGTGATGCGGAGTGATGGGCAAGTTCTAGGGAGCGCACTGGAGGATGGCACGACGTGGCCAGCGCTGGACTTTATTCAAGCAGATTTCACCCTGGGGGCGGGGGCGGGGATCATTCGCCACCTGAACTATGTTGTAGCGTTCTATTCGCATGGCACGCAGATGTACTATGATGCAGCGGCTGCGGTGAATGGGCAGGGGATCGCCCTTGCTCCGGTGCAGAATGCTTCGTGGACTACGGGCTTGGCGACAGGGCTGGGGCAGCTAGAGAACGCCGACCTGACGTTCTTCGTCGCTCAAGATAAACGGTTTGGTCGCACCATCAACATGTTCAACGGGCTGGAAATGTCCGTCATCAGCGACGGGTTCATCGAAAAGATCCTCAACCGTTCCACATTGGCTGATGTGTCGAGCTTCGGGGTCAAGGTTGCTGGGCATGTGCTGTTTTGCTTCACCTTCGCGGATCTGGGGGTGACGCTGGTCTTTGATATTGGGCTGAAGAAGTGGACGATTTGGACGAGCATGATTGGTGGCAACGAGACCTACTTCATTGGCCGCAATTACCTCTCCTTCTACGGGAAAGACTTGCTGCAAGATCGCGTGACAGGGAATACAATCTACGTTGATCCAACGCTGTATCAGGATCAGGGGAATGCGATACCTGTTACGTGTGTGACGCCGAATTATGATTTCGGGACGGAGAACTGGAAGCGGTATAGCGGCATGTACCTGTTTGCGGATACAGTCAGCACAACCGTCACGATTTCGTACTCTGATGATGACTACAGCACGTTCCCGGTGAGCCGAACAATTGATTTGAGCAGTGTTCGCAAGATGCTGCAACGAATCGGGCGGAGCCGCAGGCGAGCATTCAAGCTCACGCATTCAGATAATGTTCCGCTGAGGCTGTTTGACACGAAATTGGATATGGACGTGCTGAACGGTTGAATTTCTAGTGGCGATTAATAATTATTAATGGCGGTCAATATATGAACCTCGAAGGCATGAAGCACTACATAGGCGGTGGGGTCTATGCGAAGGAATGGAGAGCAACCTTCACGGGTGAAACCGTGGAGCAGCACTCCCACAACTACGATCATTTGTCCTACCTCGCCAGTGGGAGCGTAGAAGTGACTGTCGATGGGAAGGTGCAAAAGTACTCCGCCCCCACTGCTCTTCTCATCAAGGCTCACAAGCAACACACCATCACCGCCCTCACTCGTGATGTGGTGTGGCTCTGCCTGCACAAAATCCCTGATGAAGTCAATCCGTCCGATGCCGACCGCATCGAGGAACACCTCGTTGATGGAGTGCTCTGACTATGCAGAACCTCCGCATCCTCTCGCGTGGGATCAACACCAGCTTGTTGCAGCTCCAGCTCCGTCAACACCCTGAGTTGTGGAATGCAAACACGAAGCGCACTGAGAACCCGACCTCACCTCACCGAGAAGTCTCTGATATTTGGGTTCGCTACAATGAAGAGCAGTCCACCTCTGGCGAGCCTCATGAAAGTGTGTGGCTGCCGGGTCATGAACTCATCCCTGCAATCCAGGAACACGTATTCGCAACCATGTCAGCAGTGCGCGGCGAGCGCCTCGGCGGGATTCTCATCACCCGCATTCCCCCAGGTGGGCGGGTCTACCCCCACCGCGACCTCGGCTGGCACGCGGAGTACTACGACAAGTTCGCCCTGCAGATCGAAGCCCACGAGCAGCAAGCATTCTTCTTCGAAGAGGGTGGCGAAATCACCCTCCCTGGCGACCTGTATTGGTTTCGCAACCAAGAAAACCATTGGGTGGTCAATGACTCCCCTGTTGATCGCGTCACCCTGATCATGTGCATTCGCACCAACCGCTTCGGCCATCGAGCCTGAGGAGAACATCATGCCATTCGGCGCAGTTGTAGGTGCAGTAGCAGGCGGTGTTGCCAGTTCAGCAACCTCGTCTCTTCTTGGTGGGGGAAGTTCGTCTGCTCAAGGTGCAGCGCAAGCCGACCCGTTCGCCTCCCAACGTGGGCAGTATCAGGATATGCTGTCTAGACTAATCAGTGATCCTTCGAGCATCACCAGCCAGCCTGGCTATCAGTTCCAGTTTGAGCAGGGGCAAAAAGCCCTCAGCGGGCAGATGGCTGCGCAAGGGTTCTTGACCAGCGGCAATCGGGCGACCGCTCTGACGAAATTCGGGCAGGACTACGCCTCGAACGCCCTGCAGAACCAGGAACTGCTGCTCGCGCAATTGGCTGGCGCGAACATTGGCTCACCAGGAACTGCAGGGCAGATCACTGCGCAGCAAGGGCTGCTCAATCAGCAAGCTGCGAGTGCTGTTGGGAATCAGGTCGGAGGGGCGCTCAACAATGCTGTCTCCGGCTGGATGGGCGGTGGTCAGCAAGGGTTCACCATGCCATCTGGTTTCAATACCGGCGTAGGCACTTCCTCCTACAATGTTGGTGGTAATACCTATTCCGCACCTGATATTTCCTACGGCATGGGTTCCGGCCTGGCCTACGGTACATAAGGAGAACTCATCATGGCAATCGGAGGTTTTCTTCAAGGCCTTGGTCAAGCCTATGGGCGCAACATCATTTTCGGCCAGCAGATGCAGCAGGAGCAGGCAAAAACTGACCTGGATAAAGCTCAAGCACAAATGGCCCAAATAGCTCTCACTGAGAAGCAGCAGCAGATCAAAACTGCCCAGGATTTGGGGCAAATGATTGCTTCACAGACCCAACTGCAGGGAGCAGATGCAGCAAATCCCCTCAACCGCGCAAAGATGTTCGACCAAGCTGCAGTGATGGCTCTGCAGAGTGGGGATATGGTTGGCAGCGAGAACATGTCGAGGCTCGCAAAGCAGTCTCTTGATGAGGGTAAGGAGCAGGTTGCGTATCAGTCTGCCCAACAGCAGCTCAAGAAGGAGGATTTGGCACAATCTGCTGATGCGTTCGCGACCAATCCCACGCCGGAGAATGCCAAAGCCTTGCATGACAAGGCCATTGCTGCTGGTGTGAACCCGGCAACTATCCCTGCGAACCTCAAATCTCCGGAGGGGCAGGCTTGGATCAACCAGCAGAAGCTCGCCTCGATGGATGCGAAGACCAAGGCTGAATTCCTGGAGCGCGCGCAGGAGCATAATGACCAACGGCAGCAGCAACTGCGAGAATTTGAGGAGCGCCGAGCCGATCGCAGAGCGCAAATGGCAGATGCTGCTGCTAACCGTGCCCTCACTCGCTCGATTGAAATCCAGCGCCTGCAGCTATCCGAAAAGGAATTCGAGTTCCGAAGGGAGCAAACAGGTATTGGAGGCAAGCAGCAGCAAGCAACCACCACTGCACTGGCTGGTGCGAGCGCAGAAGCTCTGCGAAACCTACAGCAGATGTCCCACTTCGGGGCAGGGACTACTTCGTCTCCGTTTGTGAATCTGACGGATCATACTGCACTGCAAGCCATTGCAAAAACAGGTACGAACAACCTCACGCCAGAGGAAGTGCAGATGTTCCAGACCTCCGGCGCTGGCCTGGCTAACCAAATCGGCCGGGTGGAAACCCTCGGAGGTGGTCGCGGTGTGACACAAGCGCAGATCAACCAGCTGGAGAAGCAGATCATTCCGGCCTCCGGAGACTCCAGGCTCGAAGCCGCCTACAAGCTCTCCACTGGTGCCCAGATCACGCTCACCAGAATGAAGAACACTCCCGCTCCCCGCGACCCTGCAATGAAGTCTGAGTGGGATATGACCATGCAGCAATTGTCGAAATACCCCACACCTGATCAAATCCTCTCGGCAGCACAAGATCCGAAGGCTCGGGAGAAGCTGATGAAGTTGCAAGGGAGCTATGAGAAGCTGAGGGACAGTTTGTCAATGCCGCAAGCAGCACCCGCACCTGCAGCGGCAACCACGACCGCACCGGCTCTCCCGGCTGGCTGGTCGGTACAGGAGCACTAACATGCCGGATTTCACTTTCACCTCACCTGAAGGTAGGAACTATACGGTCACAGGGCCTGAGGGGGCTACAAAGGAGCAGGCATTTCAGATTCTGCAACAGCAGCTCTCTGCAGGAACGGCAAAGGAAGATGCAGGCACAACAGCAGCTGTTCCTGCTACTACTCCTGCTGCCACTTCCACTGCCTATGACCGGGTGATGCACAACCTTGAAGCCCTGCGCCCTCCGATCACCAAACCAGGAGCACTTGATGAACCTACCTCCCATCCCACCCTTGGCAGTGCTGCTTCCGCCATTGGGCAAAGTACTTTTATGGGTGGCGCTCTTGGTGCTATGTCTCCGGAGATTCTGCAAGGACTTGGAGCAGCAGCAACAGCTCTCGGGCAGCCGGAAATCGGATTGCCCATGATTGAGGCGGGGACTGCGATGAAGGGCGGGAGGATGGCCCTTGCTGCAACAGGCGCAGTCTCTGGGATGGCGTCTGAGGCTGGTGGGCAGCTAGTTGAGGCCGCTGGAGGGACGAAGGGGCAAGCAGAAGCTGCTCGGATTGCCGGTGGATTTGTCAGCCCGAGCGCGGGGATGGTAGAGCAGTTCGTGCCGAAGGCAGGGAAAGTTGCCTGGAAACTTGTCCAAAAACTTCTGGGTAATGAGGTGCCGGAAGGGTCGAAGGCTGTTGAGGCTGCCAAATCGGCTCTCAGCAAGCTGGACAATGTGAACCAACCCCGCAATGCAGTGCACGCCATGCTGCAGCAAGGGGTTGAGTTGGATCGGCAGGCTGCGGAAGCTGCGGGGAGGGCGCATATTGAGGCCGCCGGGCGAGAGGTTTCTCGGCTCGCGGCAACCGATGCCGAGGCTGCTATCCGTCACATGGACGAGACCCGGACCACGGTAGAGAAAATGCGAGCCGAGGCCGCCGCGAGGGCTACTACCTTAAACAAAGCAGCAGGAGGTAAGCTCGCAACGGCCAACAGAGTGCTGGCGATGGCAGAGCCGGAGCTGAAGAATGTGGGGCAGGTGCGGGAATTGTCGGACATTGGCACGGATATGAGAAATTCCGTGATGAGCAAGTATGGTGCAGAGTTGCAGGCTCGTGGGCAGGCGTATAAGCAGACTCTGGCTGAGCGGGATGCGATTGTGCAGAGAAAGGAAGCTGCAGGGGAGACTGTTGATAACACCCAGGGGATGAAGGATCTCAAGGCTTTTCTTGGGAAGCAGACGCTGAGCACAGCAGTAGGACGAGCAGCAGCAAAGGGGTTGAAGCCGGTTGCGGAGCCTGGAATTGTGGGAACCTACGCGAGGATTCAGGATGCACTGGCAACGAAGCGGTTTGACACCGGCATGGTGGATGCGAATGGGCAGCCC